CCGCAGATGTACGACCTGCCGCTGCTGCACCGCCAGATGTTGGAGGTTCTGGGCATCCAAGATGCAGATAAGGTGGTGCCGCTTGAAGACGACATCAGGCCCACGGACCCTGTTAGCGAGAACATGAACATCATCAATGGCGACCCCGTAAAGGCGTTCATTTATCAGGATCACGAGGCGCATATCCAAGTCCACATGTCGCTGATGGAAAACCCCAAGCTGGCAGGACTCATGGAGAAAAACCCAGCAGCCGGTGCGGCTCAGGCAGCCATGGCAGCCCATATCGCAGAGCACGTCGCGTTCGCATACAGGGCAAATATCGAAAAGGAGCTGGGTGTGGAGCTGCCAAGCCCAGACGAGCAGCTACCAGAAGACATCGAATTGAGGCTGTCCCGGCTGGTGGCACCGGCAGCAGCGCAGCTTACCGGAAAAGCTCAGCAAGAGGCGCAGGCTCAAGAACAGGCGGCACAGCAACAAGACCCGATTGTGCAAATGCAGCAGCGTGAGCTTCAGATCAAGGAGCAGAGCGCAATGGCCAAGGCGCAGGCCGAAATGGCCAAAATCGAAGCTGACCTTGAAAAGACCCGCAGTAAAACAGCGCTTGAGTCCCAGAAGATGGACCAGCAGGAGCGCATTGAGAGCGCCCGGATCGCTTCAAAGATGGCGTCCGAGGAATCAAGGTCTGAAAGCCAGAAAGAAATCGAAGGCTTCAAGGCTGGGTTTAATCTGGTAAAAGATTTAATAGATGAGTGAAAAAGCTGCAAATAACTTGTTAACAGTACTCCAAGTAGAGTATCGTCGCGAAATGAATGAAATAAGCGACCACATGTCTACAGGTGGCTGCCAAAACATTGAAGAGTATCAACGCTGCGTAGGGACCATACAGGGTCTTGCCTATGCAGAGCGACTACTGCTTGATCTTGATGACAGGATGAGCAGGGACTAATTCGCCACATAGGGTGGCGCATGGCGACTCCAGACGCCGAAGTCTGGTGCAGAGATCGGAAAATGACTGAACAAGGTGCCAGCCAACTACCGGAGCCGAAAGGCTACAAGCTACTGATTGCACTCCCCCAGCCGGACGAAAAAACGGAGGGCGGCATCCTCAAAGCAAAACAAACGATGGATGTTGAGGAAGTGGGATCTATTTGCGGATTTGTCTTGGAGGTTGGCGCTGATGCCTATCAAGACACAAACCGCTTCCCTAACGGTCCCTATTGCAAAAAGGGTGACTGGGTTTTGATGCGCTCCTATAGCGGTACGCGGTTCAAAATCCACGGGAAGGAGTTTCGTCTTATTAATGACGACAGTGTGGAGGCAGTTGTTCAAGACCCGCGAGGAATCGAAAAGGTATGAGCGAGGAAACCGTAGAAACCTCGACCGAAGACAAGTTCTTCGGCGTCAAGACCACATTCGACAAGGGCACCCCTGTGGAGACTCCCGAGGTTGAGATTGTCGATGACCGGCCCGAGGAAGACCGAAGGCCCCCCGAAAAACAGGAAACGAAGGCTCAGGATGACGATGAGCTGGAAAACTACGGGGAAAAGGTCAAGAAGCGTATCAACAAGCTGAAATACCAACAGCATGAGGAGCGCCGAAAGCGGGAAGAAGCAGAGCGTATGCGGGAGGAGGCTATTCGTGTAGCCCAGACCTACGCCGAGCAAAGCCGCCAGTACCAGCAGATTATTAATCAGGGCGAGCACCTACTTCACGAGCAGGCGGAAAGTAGGGCAACGGCCCAGCTTGAGAAGGCCAAGCAGGATTACCGTCAGGCTTATGAGGAAGGCAACACGGATAAAGTGATTGCCGCTCAGGAAGCCATGATGGCAGCCCAGCAGGAAGCCAAGGCAGCGCAGTGGAATGCTCAACAAGTTAAGAGTAGGCCGCCCGTGCAGAAGCAGCAACCAGCCCCCAAGCCAAGACAGCAAGTGGCACCACCCCCGAAGCCCTCAGAGAGGGCGCAAAATTGGGCCGCCGAGAATGATTGGTTTGGCAAGCAAAAAGACATGACCGCTCTGGCGTATGGCGTCCATGAGCGCTTAGTTACTGAGGAGGGTATAGCGCCCGACTCAGATGAGTACTACGAAACGATTGATCGCACCATGCGAGCAAAGTTTCCCGAATACTTTGGTGAGGAATCCGGTTCAGGCCATGAGCCTTCCTCGACCCACCAAAGCCCCCCCGTGGTAACGGCCCCCTCTACGAGGAATAACGGAGCCAAGCCACGCAAAGTGAGGTTGAGCCGAACCCAAATTGCTCTCGCCAAGCGGCTTGGGATTACACCTGAACAATATGCCAATCAGCTTTTAAAGGAGTCTTGAAATGGCAGAAGAGCGCACAAAAAGAGCCGCAGAGGCTCGCGAAGCTAATCAACGACCTACCGATTCATGGAAGCCGGCGTCCGTATTGCCAGTACCTGAGCCGCTAGACGGCTGGGTGTTCCGCTGGGTACGCACAAGCACTCTTGGGCAGTCTGACAACACCAACGTGTCGCAGAAGCTCCGAGAAGGCTGGATTCCAGTAAAGGCAGAGGATCACCCAGAACTTCAAGTTATGTCCGATATCGGCTCCCGATTTGAGGGCAATGTGGAGATTGGGGGACTACTCCTGTGTAAGGCACCTGAAAAGCTGATGCAGCAACGTCAGGCGCACTACCAGCAGGTTGCCGAAACCCAGATGGAGTCGGTCGATAATAGCTTCTTGAGGGAAAATGACCCCCGGATGCCTGTGCTTCAGCCAGAGCGCCGGACAACTTTTGGTCGAGGCTAAGCCCAAGAACTGTTCCACGTGGAACACTCAGGGGGTTGCCTCGTCATAACTTATCAAGGAGATAGGAAATGGCAAATGTAGCCGCTCCCATCGGTGCAGAACCTGTAGGAAGCCTCAGCTCCTCCGGTTCTTTCTCCGGTAAAGTGCGCCATATCAAGATTGCCTCGGGATATGATACGAGCATCTTTTATGGTGATTTTGTTAAGCTCGTTGCTGGCGGGACTGTAGAAAAAGACGAAGGCACTGCGACAATGACTCCGGTCGGCGTCTTTGCTGGTTGTTTCTACACCGATCCCACCACCAAGCAGCCCACCTATGCCCAGCAGTGGCCAGCCGATTTGGTTGCCAGTGATGCTGTGGCGTATGTGGTTGATGACCCCAATGTCCTGATGCAGATGCAGTCAAGTGGTTCCTTGGCTCAGTCAGCTCTTGGTGCGAACGTGCCCGTTGTGCAGACGGCAGGCTCAACCGACATTGGTCGTAGTAAAAATGCCGTAGGTGCAGCAGCAACGACTGCGACCCTGCCTTTGCGTGTCATTGATTTTGTTGATGGCCCTGAGAGTGCTGTAGGCGATTCGTTCACTGATGTCATCGTTAAGTTTAATGCTGGCCATCAGTACAACAACAACACTGGCATTGTTTAAGGAGGTCTGAGCAATGGCTATTTCACGCGCACAGATGCTCAAGGAACTCCTGCCGGGCCTTAACGCCCTGTTTGGTCTTGAGTATGAAAAGTATGAAGACGAGCACACGATGATTTATGACACTGAATCATCAGAGCGTTCGTTTGAGGAAGAAACCAAGCTGTCTGGTTTTGCGGCTGCGCCGGTTAAGGCTGAAGGCTCTGCCATCGCCTATGACACCGCGCAGGAGTCGTTTACGGCTCGCTACTCGCATGAGACCATCGCTCTTGGGTTTAGCATCACTGAGGAAGCTATGGAGGATAACCTCTATGACTCTCTGTCGGCTCGCTATACCAAAGCGCTGGCCCGTGCTATGGCGCACACCAAGCAGGTTAAAGCTGCCAGTCTTTTGAACAATGGTTTTACCACGTTCAATTCGGGTGACGGTGTAACCCTGTTTAACAGCAGCCACCCACTGGTTAGCGGTGGTGTTAACGCCAACCGTCCATCAGTAGCTACTGACCTCAACGAAACCTCGCTGGAAGATGCTGTGATTAACATTGCAGCGTATACCGATGAGCGTGGCTTGTTGATCGCAGCAAAGCCTCGTCGTTTGATTGTTCCCCCTTCACTGATGTTTGTGGCAACTCGCTTGCTGGAGACGGAAGGTCGGGTCGGAACCGCTGACAACGACATCAACGCGATCCGTAACAACGGCTCAATCCCCGAAGGCTACTCAGTCAACCACTACCTGACTGACAACAACGCCTTCTTCATTATCACCGACGTGCCCAACGGCATGAAGCACTTCCAGCGCACCGCGATGGAAACGTCAATGGACGGTGATTTTGATACGGGCAACGTCCGTTACAAGGCTCGTGAGCGATACAGCTTCGGCGTATCCGATCCTCTCGGAATCTACGGGTCTCCCGGCGCTTCCTAAGAGGCACACCAAAGGGGCTTCGGCCCCTTTTTTATTATCCTGACAGCTAGTCTGACTTCCCACGACAGGAGATTGACATGGGACAAACAACCTTCTCTGGACCTATCCGGTCTGGAACCATCAAAGACACCACCGGAACGACTGTTGGCACTGACGTTAAGAACGTCGGTATCGTCAAAAGCGCTCAAACCGCAAGCTGGAGCC